AAAGCTTATGGTGGTCGTATTGGTTTTTATAAAGGAGAAGGTGTAGCACCCCTTGCTGAAAAAATAAAAAAACTTTGGTTAAAAGGTACACCAATTGGAGAAATAAATGAACAACTAGGGTTTAAAAATGATAAAACAACTGTAATAGATAACATAATAAAATCAATGCAAGACCCTAAAATAAAAGTTATGCAGGGTAAAAATAGAATTACTATTTCTAAAAAAGAATTAAAATCACGTCCAGACATAAAAGGAAGACAAGCATCAGGAAAATTACCTGTAGCAAAAGATCCTAAAATGGTTGAACTTATAGAAAAAGGAAGAAAAGGTGACTTAACTATAACACAATGGTTAAAAAAAGTTAATAAAAATAAAACAGTAATTAATAAAACAACTTTATATGATTATTTAAATGCAAAATATCCAAAAGAAAAACAATGGAAAACTAAAGACATAGGAAAAGTAGGTTTTAGAAAAGACATTACAAGAGATATGAAAACTCTTCAAAATATTATGTCAAGAAACAAGTATGTTGATGGAATAGGTTTAGACACTTTACAAAAATTATCAAAACTTGATGATGAACAATTTAGAAGTGCTTTGTTAGGTCTTGGTAGATCATTTAATCCAATTTATGGTCCTAGACCTAATTTTAAACCAAATTTAAAAATTAAAGATAATGTAGAAAAACTTGTTAACATACCATTGGCTTTTGAACAAAAAATTAAATCAGATTTAAGAAGTCTTGACATTAATCCTAACGCTGTTTCACAAGAGACTATTGATAAATTAGCTTTTTCTAGAAGATCTGTTATTGAATTTTTTGAAGGAGGAACTAATTTTGATCATACCATACCTAAAAGTGTAATTAAAATTAAAGATAATAATAATAATTTTATCATAACAGATCCAGAACAAAGATTAAAATTATTAATGACTGGTTCAAGAACTAGCCCTGCATTAAATCAATTTAAAATGAAATATGATGTTGCATTAAGAGATGCAATACAAAAACTTATTAATGCTAATTTTTCATCAGAAGCTTTAAAACAATATGATATTGAAAGAGAAAAAATTGTAAACACTGTTAAAAAAGCAACAGGTGGTTACGAAATGGGTTATCTAAAATTTAATAAATCAGGAGAAGCAAAAGTTGTTTTACCTAAAAATTCAAAATCTATATTAGATGAAAAAAAACCTTTTGGTTCAGCAACAATGCAAAAGTTATCCGCTTTTGAAAATGCAAGATACCACAACGCTTTAATTAAAAATTATAATAAGAATCCTGATTCTTTAGTTTTTGAAACTTTAAAAAAAGCTTTTCCAGACTCTACAAAAATACCTTTATTTAGAGATCAACAATTAGCTTATAATAGACTTAATAGAGTTATGCCTAGACAATCAAAATTATCTATGAATAAATTTTTAGAGTACTCAGCAAAAAACGTAAACAATCCTGCAGTGCAAGCTATTTTTAAACAACCATATGGAAAAGGAACAGAAGTAACATCAACAAAAATATTAAGTCAAAAACTTGCAGATTTAGGTTGTCCTAAAAGTTTACAAAAAGCATCTGGTGGTAGAGTTAAATACAGCAGTGGTTCTTCATGTGCCATAAAAGGTAGAAAAGTTTTAGAACAAGGTTTAAAAGAAGGTTTTGAAAAAGGTGCACAAGGAGATTTAGCAAGAAAAATATTACAGGCAGGAAAAGGGTTAAAAGATTTTGCTTCGCTTAGAGGTTTACTTGGACCTGCAGCGTTAAGTTTTCTTGCGTTAGAAGAAGCAGGATATGTTGGTTACGATGTATTGTCTAAAGGTAAATCATTTAAAGAAGCTATTGGTGACAGCACATTTAATTATTTGTTAGGTGATAGAACTAGAGTTGATGCTATTGAAGAACGAAATAAAAGAATGAAAGAGGAAGGTATGACTGAACAACAGATGGGTAAGATTGCAGCTTTTGAAAGTGCCTTAAAAGAACAAAGTAGAGTTGCGGACATATATAATAAAATTAAACAAGCTGAAGCCGGTCAATCTTTTCAACCTACTTCAGATTTTTCATATCTTCCAGACACTACAGATTATTATAAAAGACAAGAAGATAAAGCTAGAGCAGATTTAAGAGATGCATATAAACCATTAAAAAAATCTCCTGACCAATTTTTTGATGAAAACGTAGATTATCTAGGAGGAGCAGAGGCGTTAGCAGAAGGTTTAAGAAGAAATGAACTTGCACAATTAAGATCTGTAGATAATATTTTTCAAAGTGCTAGAGGTGATGCAGCAAGAGACGCAAGAAAAAGAGAGTTGATGTTACAGAATCCAGATATATTAAATTACATGGGTCCATACCCAACAACACTTGGTTTTGCACGTGGTGGATTATCAGGTGGCGATACATCAGGACCACCACCAGAAAAAGGACCTATGTCACAAGGGTTGCTTTCATTATATAAAAATGGTAGAAAACTATAGGAGATTACATGGCAGAAATAGAAAAAGCTCTCCCAAACACTCGTACTAAATTAGAAGTTCCTGGGCCGGAACAAGATGTCGAGATTGTAGAGCAAGAAGAACAAAAAGGACCGGTAGAAGTAACACCAGAAGAAGATGGTGGTGCAACTATTGATTTCGATCCAAGTGCAGTAAACCAAACAAGTCCAAACTCGCACTTTGATAACTTAGCAGATATATTACCAGAAGAAACTTTAGATCCTATCGGATCAAAACTTAGAAACGATTACAGAGATTATAAATCATCAAGAAAAGATTGGGAAAGATCTTACATGAATGGTTTAGATCTTTTAGGTTTTAAATACGACAACAGAAACGATCCGTTCCAAGGTGCATCAGGTGCAACACACCCTGTTCTTGCAGAAGCGGTAACACAGTTTCAAGCACAAGCATACAAAGAATTATTACCGGCAGACGGACCGGTTAGAACACAAATTTTAGGTGTAACCACTCCTGCGAAAGAACAACAATCGCAAAGAGTAAAAGATTTTATGAACTATCAAATCATGGATCAGATGAAAGAATACGAACCAGAGTTTGATCAAATGTTATTTCATTTACCTCTTGCAGGATCTACATTTAAAAAAGTTTATTACGACGATTTACTGGGACGAGCTGTATCAAAGTTTGTTCCTGCAGATGACCTGGTTGTTCCGTATACGGCTACCTCATTAGACGATGCGGAATCAGTCATCCATGTTATAAAAATATCTGAGAACGATTTACGTAAACAACAAATAAATGGTTTTTACTCAGATGTAGAATTATCAAAACCTACTGATGTTACTGATGCAGATAAAGTTGCAGACAAAGAACGTGAGTTAGAAGGTGTAACTAAAACTACAAAAGCAGAAAATTTATATACGCTGTTAGAGTGTCATGTAAATTTAGACTTAGAAGGTTTTGAGGATGTTGGTGAAGATGGTCAACCAACAGAAATAAAATTACCTTACGTCGTTACAATCGAGGAAGGTAGTCAAAAAGTTTTGTCTATTAGACGAAACTTTGCGCCCAATGATCCGCTTAAAAATAAAATCCAATATTTTGTCCATTTCAAATTTCTGCCAGGACTAGGATTTTATGGATTCGGATTGATACACATGATTGGCGGATTGAGTCGTACGGCAACGGCGGCTCTCCGTCAATTATTAGATGCAGGTACGTTATCAAACTTACCAGCCGGATTTAAACAACGTGGTGTCAGAGTTAAAGATGATGCCCAACCAATACAACCAGGTGAATTTAAAGATGTAGATACACCAGGTGGTAATTTAAAAGATGCTTTTGTATTTTTACCTTACAAAGAACCCTCAGCAACTTTACTACAGTTGATGGGAATTGTTGTTCAAGCAGGACAAAGATTCGCGTCAATTGCTGACATGCAGGTCGGTGACGGGAACCAAGGCGCAGCTGTTGGAACGACCGTGGCACTCTTAGAACGTGGTTCAAGAGTGATGTCAGCAATACACAAAAGATTATACGTAGCACTAAAGTCAGAATTTAAATTACTGTCTAAAGTTTTTGCTACATACTTACCACCAGAATATCCATACGATGTTGTAGGCGGACAAAAGAATATTAAGGTTGCAGACTTTGATGACAGAATAGATGTGCTACCAGTTGCAGATCCAAATATATTTTCTATGAGTCAGAGAATATCACTAGCACAAACTGGATTACAGATGGCAATGTCAAATCCACAAATACATAATTTGTACATGGCATTTAGAAAAATGTACGAAGCATTAGGTATAAAAGATATTGATAGAATTTTACCGCCACCTGCACCAGTGCAACCAATGGACCCAAGTGTAGAACACATAAATGCAATGGCAGGAAAACCTTTTCAAGCATTTCCTGGTCAAGATCACAGAGCACACATAACTGCACACTTAAATTTTATGTCAACTAACATGGTTAGAAATAATCCTGCAATAATGGGTGCAATACAAAAAAATATATTAGAGCATATTAGTTTGATGGCTACAGAACAGGTACAATTAGAGTTTAGAGAGCAGATGATGCAACTACAACAGCTTGCAGAACAAGCAGCAGTCAATCCACAGGCCCAACAACAGGTTCAACAAGTAACACAAGCTATAGAAGCAAGAAAAGCAGTGTTGATCGCTGAGATGACAGAAGATTTTATGAAGGAAGAGAAGAAAATTACGTCACAGTTTGACTCTGATCCTCTTCTAAAACTAAAATCAAGAGAAGTTGATCTAAAAGCAATGGAAAATGAACGTAAAAAGGTTAACGATGAAGCAGAACAACAGCTTGAAAGAGCAAAATTAATGCAACAAGGTGATATTGCAGACGATAAACTTGAACAAAACGAAGAATTGGCTAAATTACGTGCTGGAGTCAGTCTTGCAAAGACAGGAATTGACCAAGCAAACGTAATTATGGACGATAATTAATATC